TTTGCCACAATGGCTGATATTTTAGCTGGTACTGGTGATGCAGAAAGATTAATTTTTAATGTAAAAATCAGTCAAATTGGTGGTATTAATAAAGGTCAAGCAGTTTATGTCAGTGGAGCAAATGGTACTAATATACTTGTTAGTAAAGCAGATTATTCAACAGAAGCAACATCATCTAAAACATTAGGTCTTCTTGTTGCTTCAGGTGCAAATAATGCATTCGGACAAGTTATTGCAAATGGTATTTTAAAAGGTACTGGTTCAGCTCCATTGGATACAAGTGCTGCTGCAGCAGGTGATCCTGTATGGTTAGGAGATGATGGTAACTTAATTTATGGTCTTGCTAATAAACCATATGCACCAAATCATCTTGTATTTCTTGGTATTGTTGTAGAATCTAATCCAACAGTAGGAGAAATTTTTGTCAAAGTACAAAATGGTTTTGAACTTAAAGAGATTCACGATGTTGATTTAATTTCAACTCCTCCTCAAAATGCTGATGTGCTTACTTTTAATTCAGTTACTGGATTATGGGAATCTAAACCAATACCTGGAGTTTCAAGTGGTGGTACACAACTTTTAAGTGGTGGTGCATCTTGGTCAGATACAGGAATGATATTTAATGTATCAGCTCTTACATATACTATTGATGGAGATTATTATTCTTCTGCTCCACAAAATGTTACATTAGCTGCAGGAGATCCTAGTAATCCAAGATTTGATGCTATTGTTGTTGATGCTACTGGAACTGTTTCTGTAATTACAGGAGCACCTTCTGCTAATCCAATTGTACCAAGTATACCAGGTACACAGGTATTAGTACAATATGTACTTGTTGCAGCTGGAGCTACTACACCTTCAATAACAAATGAGTTTGTTTATAGAGAAGGAGCAACTCCTGACTGGACTCAACTTTTTGTGGCTGGTGGTGGAACTTACCCACTTCAAGTAGATTATTCAAGTACGTCACCAGTTCCATTTTTAGGTCTAACATGTGCTTCAGTAAAAGCACCAACATATGCAAGTAAGTATATCTATTTAACAAAACCAAGCGGTTCAATATCAAGAGCAGCTTTTCCATTTTTATCATTTAGAGTTAATTTACCTGTAGCATTACCTTCAAGAAATATAATTGTTAGATTATTTAATGGAACCAGTTATATTGGTTTAACATATGCTTCATCTTATGGATTTAATCCATCATCTGCTGGATCTTGGCAATTAGTAGTAATACCAGTATCAGTATTTGGAAATCCAGCTCAGTTAAATATAACAAGAGTTGAGTTTTGGTTTACTGGTGCTACACTTAATACATTTGGTGTAGGTCGCGATGTATTTGCATTTGATGATATCAAGTTCCAATCAGGATATGGAGGACAAACATCAGTAGCTACTATAGATATATTAGATAGTGGAGTAGTTGTTGGTCCAACAGCAAAACTTAACTTTATTGATGGTACAAATACAACAGCAGTTGTTACACAAGATATAGCAAACAATAGGATTGATGTTAAAATTGATTCAGCTACAGCAGCTAATATTTATAATTCAGATGGTGCATTAACAGCAAATAGAACTTTAACAGGAGGGAACTTTGATCTTCTTTTTGATGCATTAAGATTATTTGGAGTAAATTTAGTACCTGGTGGTGGTATAAACGGATATACAATTAATGTTGATACCAATGGAATGTCTGGTTCTCTTCTTACTAGAATTTTTAAAATTGAAGATACTTTTACAGGAACTCAAAGATTTGGTATTAACAGAAATGGAAATGTTATATTTAATAATAGTTTTGAATTTCCATTAGGTGATGGTTTAGTAGGTCAAACATTAATTACTAACGGTGCAGGAACTGTAGAATGGACTTTTCCTGTTACTACTAAGTCTTTCTTTGATCAGTTTATGGTAAATCAATATTCTTATTTTTTACCATCTGATAACTCAGCATTGTTTGATACTCTAAGAGCTGGTGGTAGTTTAACATCTGTTGGTACAACATCTTCTCTTACAGAAAATCCAATGGGTGTATTATTTACTACACCTACTGCTGTTAGTTCTGTAGCTGCACTATTTGGAAATACATTTGGAGGAAGTATTTTAGGAGTAAATTTTCAATTTGAAACATATAGAAGGTTTAGAATAAATACAGCAAATCCAGCTCAAAGACTATTTATTGGAATATCATCTTTATATAGTGCTGCTACACCTACTAATATAGATCCTATTTCTCAAATTAATAGTATTGGTGTGTGTAAAACATCAACTAGTAATAATTTATTTTTAATGTGGAATGATGCAACTGGTACAGCATCAAGTTTAGATACAGGATTTACTGGAATTAGTAATTCATTTACATACACTTTGAGAATATTTAAAACTTTTGGTGTTGCATCAGTAACAATTGAGTTAACTCAAATAACAAACAGTACTGGTGCAACAACTATATTTTCAACAACAATCACATCTGACTATAATACAGGAGTAAATTATTTTCCTGTAGCATGGATGGGTAACTCAACAACCTCAACTGGTGCAGTTTCTTATAAAGACTATGGTTGTACAATGACTAAACGTAATATAATAACAGCATAATGGAAGATATTTATACAATAGATCACAATGGACAAATTGTTCTTAATGACACAACTGTTGTGGTAATGCAAGAAAATGATCCTACATATATTGCATATGTACAGTTTCTTGAAAACGGTGGTACTGTAACTCAGTTAGATGAGCCAGAAATTATAGAAGAATTTACAGGAATTAGATCAGCTAAAAAATAAGAAAATGGAGACTTGGATGCTTACAGTAATACTTTTTGTAACAGGAACAATTCTAACAATTATAGGATTCTTTTTAAGAAGTGCTTATAGTACAATCAATAAACAAATAGAAATATTAACTTTGGAGAATCAAAAAAGAATTGAGGATCAAGGAAAGTTAAAAGGTAAGTTTGAGTTGTTAGAACAAGAGAATAGATTGAAACTCCAACATATTGAAGAAAACACTCAACATGAAATCAGAGTAATGGCTACTAAAATAGGTGATTTATCTGATACTGTAGGAGAGTTAGTAAGGATTCAAATGAATGGAACAACTAGAAGAAGAAATACTAATAATTAAATTATGTCACTAAAGAAAAGATGGAATGCTCAAACTCCAAAGTTTTGGAAAAAGGTGCAAAAGATTGCAATTGCAGCAGGAGCTGTAGCAGGAGTTATTATTGCTGCTCCAATTGCATTACCAGCTGCAGTAGTTACAGCAGCAACATATGTAGTAACAGCTGGCACAGTAGCTGCTACATTAGCACAACTTACAGTAGATGATGCTGAAGTTAAAAAAGTAGAAACCCCTAATATATAACCAATGGCAAAGAAAGCTAAAAAAGTAGAAGACTTTGAAGTAGAAGTAAAGACTAAAAAAGTAAAAGTCAAAGCAAAAAAAGAAGGTAAGAAAGTTAACGTATCAGTTGACACACCTAAAGTAGATGTTGAACTCAACAAAGATGAAGAGAAAAAAGAGTTTGTACTTGACAGTAAAAAACTAGATGTTAATGTTGTAAAGACAGATAAAGGAACTGAAATTACTGTTGATGCAGAAACTTCAGCACTTAAAAGAGTTGGAACATGGCTTGCAAAATTTTATGCTAAAAAATTTAATAAGAAAAAATGAGTATCTTAGATTTATCAAAGATTAAACAGGTACCTCTTTCTGAAGGACAGTATGTAAATGAGGAGACCAAAAAACTACAAATAGTACTGCATCATACTGCAGGTAATTCATCTGCACCAGCAACAATTAAAATGTGGGATGCTGATGATAGAGGAAGAATTGCCACATGTGTAGTTATATCTGGTAAAGGATTATCACAAGATACTTTTGATGGACAAATTGCTCAAGCATTCTCATCTAAGAAATGGGCATATCATTTAGGTATTAAACCAGATGTGTTTAGAGCTAATGCATTACCTTATAGATTATTAGATCCACTTGCAATTGGTATTGAAATTTGCAACTGGGGACCTTTAACAAAAAAAGGTAACAAGTTCTATAACTATGTTAATAGAGAAGTTCCTGCAGATCAAGTATGTACATTAGACAAACCTTACAAAGGTTATACACATTATCATGCGTATACAGATGCACAGATTGAATCAGTAAGACAATTACTTGTTTACTGGAATAAGATACATGGCATTCCTCTTACATATAATGATAAAGATATGTGGGAAGTTTCTAAAAATGCATTGTCTGCAGTACCAGGAGTATATACTCATAACTCATATAGAAGAGATAAAAGTGATATATCTCCACAACCAAAAATGATAGCAATGCTTAAATCTCTTGTAAAATGAAATTTAGGAATAACTGGAATACCTCAAAAAAGCAGTGGGATAAGTTGATGATAAGATTGAGAGTATCTAGTTTAGACTTATTTTCACTAGAACTAGATTTATCAAGAGAATTTTACCTACTTACTATTTTAAATTTTACAATTAAAAATAGATAAACACATCCTAACTACTATAATCCAGGTACTTTCTATACCTGGATTTTTTTGTTTAAATATATCTTGTTTAAACTTTTATTGTATATTTGTCTAAACTTTAATTAATATATTATGGAAAACCAACACAATGAAGAGCAGTTGTCTGCTGAACAACTAGCTGAAAGAAAGGAAGAATTACTTAAATTTTACACAGATTCTATGCCTTACATTAATGCTCAGTTTGAGTATGAAAAAAAACTAATGGAGCTAGATGAAGTAAGATTTAAAAGAACTCAAATTCAAATTCAAATGGCAATGATGATGAATCCTGAAATGTCACAAGAAATTGAAGAAGAAACTGAGAGAGAAGATCTTATTCAACACGAAGTATCTACACCAAAAGAAAGAAAGCTTAAAAAACAATAGACCATGGCACTTGTAAACCAAGTACAGAAAAGGGTTAAAATGTCAAAATGGGATGTTGTTAAGTTTCAGATCTTAACTCACTGTTATATCAATAGGATAGTTATGAGTGAAGCTGATTTTAACTGTCTTACATTGCTTAGTTTTAATGAGCCTATTGAGCTTACTAATTTTTGTTTAGATGCATCTGCTGAGGAGGATTGGATATTTAAATCTCCACAGACAGTAAGAAACTCAATTAATAAAGCTGAGAAAAATGGATTAGTAATTAAAGATCCATCTAATAAAAAACTCATTAAAATAAATCCTAAATTAAAAGTTCAAACAGTTGGTACAATTTTGTTAGACTATAAATTCTTAGGAAATGACACCGAAGAAAGCAACTAAATTATACAAACAACTAGCTGAAGAATTAGGAGTAGATGCAAGTTTAGTAGAAGATCTTTTAGAAGATTTTTATAAAGAAATAAGACAAAATCTAAGTGGATTAACACACCCCAGACTTAATGTAGAAGGTCTGGGGCATTTTGTAGCAAGACCTGGAGCTGTAAGAAAATCAATTCCTAAATATCAAAAAGCATTAGAAAATCATGATACTTCTACTTTTAGTGCATACTATAATAAGAAGATGATTGAAAGTAAACTTGAAGCTCTTATAGATATTGAACAAAAAATAACTATTCAGGAAAATAAAAAAGATACTTTTAAAAAAGAAAAAAATGAAAAATACACTAAAACTAATCTGGGACAACCGAAAACAGATAATTGAAGGTATAACTAATTCAGTTATCAGAGATGAAACTGTAGAAGAAATAGCAAGATTAAGATACTCTATCTGTGATGAGTGTGAACACAAAGGTAGAAAGTGTGCTGTTAAAGGTACTGCTCCTTGCTGTAATGAGTGTGGTTGCTCTCTTAACTTTAAAACAAGATCCTTATCATCAGAATGTCCGCTAGGTAAATGGGATGCTATTGCTACTGAAGATGAAGAAGATCAATTAGAAAAGTTATGAATTGGACAGAATTAGAATCTTTTCTAACAGATGGTATTGCTTCTCAAGGAAGACAGATTAGTTTGTATACTGGACAAGCAGGAGCAGACTATCTTGCACATGCAATGGCTATAGAAAATTCTGTTGGCTTTGTGGAATGGATGGAAGAAAAAAAGAAAATAGATTCTGAAACTGCAGAAAATCTGATCACTATGTTGAGATCAGAAGACATAGATAATTTTAACATAGCAATACTTGCTATAGAACAATTAAAAAAATGATAGTATTTAATGCAAATGATCATAGTTACAAAAGTCTTGATGACAGTAACATTGATTGGATAAGTGTAACAACACTTGTTTCCCATTTTAAAAAACCTTTTGATGCTAAAAAAGTAGCAGAGAAAGTAAGTAAAAGCAAGAGGTCTAAATGGTTTGGTATTGATCCTGTTATTATTCAACAAATATGGAATAATGAAGCAGATAGATCTACTACTTTAGGTACATGGTATCATAACCAAAGAGAAGATGATATCTGTTCTCTATCTTCTATAGAAAGAGAAGGTATTACAATCCCTATATTTAAACCTACTGAACTTAAAGAAGGTGTTAAAACAGCACCTTCTCAAAAACTAGAACCAGGCGTGTATCCAGAACATATGGTCTATCTACGTTCAGTAGGTATTTGTGGCCAGTCAGACTTAGTTGAAGTAGTCAATGGTAAAGTAAATATTATTGACTACAAGACTAATAAAGAAATAAAAATGGAGTCATATGTAGATTGGGAAGGCAAATCAGAAAAAATGCTGCCTCCTATAGATACTTTAGATGACTGTCATTTCTATCATTATGCTTTACAATTGAGTATTTATATGTATATTATACTAAAGCATAACCCAAGATTAAAACCAGGAAAGATATTTATACATCATATTACATTTGAAGTTGACCGTGAAGATAACTGGGGATATCCAATTAGTAAGTTAGATGAGAATGGAGATCCTATTGTAAAACAAGTAAATCCAATCAGTGTACCGTATCTTGTAGATGAAGTAATTGCAGTTATACATTATCTTGCTGATAATAGACATAAAATTAAAAAGAAATGATGTTTACTAAACTATTTGATGTTCAGAATGGAGTAGTAATTCCTACAGAACATTGTTATACATTAAAAGCTCTTAAGGATGTAATGGATGAATATCCTGATGATTATCTTAAAATATACTTGTATTTATTCTATATGTCTTGCCCTAATCCAGATCTTAATCCATTTTTCTTTACACCAGATATAGATAAAGAACAGCTAATCTTGGATCAAATTGAAGCAGAATTTTCTACTGAAGATGATACAATATTTACTGCATTAAGGTTCTGTGAGAGAATGTATGAAACACCTACATCCAGAGCTTATAAGGGTATTGCATCTATGTTAGATAGATTAGCCAGATATATGGAAACTACAACCATTACTGCTGGTAGAGATGGTAATATTAATTCCTTAATAGCTGCGGCCAAAAACTATGAGGCAATTAGGCAGTCTTTTAAAGGAGCCTATAAAGATCTTCAAGAAGAACAGTCAAGTAAAGTAAGAGGTGGCCAAGGACTAGCATATGACATGTAATGAGTGAAATTTATCAAGACATACCAACCTATGAAAACGGAAAGTGGACAACTACAAGTTTTGAATCCAGAGAGGACTTCAAAAACTTTATCCTCAATGATATTTTTAAAGAACCTGGAAAGTATAAGTTCAATCAAATTACCAATGACATATTTATTTCAGAGTCAGAAAGATTTAAAAAAGATGGAGTATATTGTACTTCTCCATTCAAATCTAGAGACTACATAAGTTATTGGGATGATCAAAAGACAAAATGCCGTAAAGGTATAATAGTAAAAGATGGAGATTTAACTTGGTTTGTTTGTAGAGAGTATTACATGTGGTTAAACTTTCTTCCAATCTTTGATAAAGAAGAACAAAAATTTGGTTTTGCTAAAATCAGGGATGCTCAATATCACTTAGCTCTTTATGAATTATTAGCAGAACTTAATTATAAACATGCCGCCATTCTTAAGAAAAGACAGATAGCTTCATCCTATTACCATATGGGTAAGTTTATAAATCAGCAATGGTTTGAGGCTGGGGTTACTCTTAAGATGGGTGCAAGTCTTAAGGACTATATCAATGAGAAAGGATCTTGGAAGTTCTTACAGGAATATGCTGCATTCTTAAATGAACATACAGCATGGTACCGTCCTATGTCTCCGGATAAAGTAATGATGTGGCAACAGAAGATTGAGGTAAGAAAAGGTGATAGAAAAACAGAAGTTGGTCTCAAAGGTACTATACAAGGTATGTCATTTGAGAAAGATCCAACAAATGGTGTAGGGGGTCCAGTTAAGTACTTCTTTCATGAAGAGGCTGGGATTGCTCCTAAGATGGATCAGACATATGAGTACATGCGCCCGGCCATGAGATCTGGACTTATTACTACAGGTATGTTCATTGCGGCAGGATCTGTAGGAGACTTATCACAATGTAATCCTTTGAAGGATATGATACTTAATCCTACATCAAAAGATATTTATGCAGTAGAAACAGATCTTATTGATGATAAAGGTACTGTAGGCATGACAGGATTATTTATTCCTGAACAATGGTCAATGCCCCCACATATTGATGTGTATGGTAACTCACTTGTAGAAGATGCTGTAGAAGCTCTAGAGAAACAATTTAAACAATGGAAGGATGAGTTATCTCCTGAAGATTATCAGCTCCGTATATCTCAGCATCCTAGAAATATTAAAGAAGCATTTGCTTACAGAACAGTATCTGTATTCCCTCCACATCTTCTTGCTGCACAGGAAAGAAGAATAGAAGAAAAAGAATATGGTTATGAATATCTAGATATATCTACAGATGCAGATGGAAATCCCGTTGTTACTAAAAGCAACAAGAGGCCAATAATGGAATTTCCTATAAATAAAAAAACAGAAGATAAAACTGGATGTATTGTTGTATGGGAAAGACCGGTAGATAAACCTATATTTGGACAATACTATGCTTCTATTGACCCTGTAGGTGAAGGTAAAACAACTACTTCAGAATCACTCTGTTCTATATATGTAATGAAAGCACCAGTAGAAGTTACTAAGGTAACTGGTGAAGAAACAGAAACTTATATAGAACAAGGTAAAATTGTAGCAGCATGGTGTGGTAGATATGATGATATTAATCAAACTCATAAGCAATTAGAACTAATCATTGAATGGTATAATGCATGGGCACTTGTAGAAAACAACATTTCTTATTTTATCCAGCATATGATATCAAGAAGAAAACAAAGATATTTGGTACCTAAAAACCAAATTATGTTTTTAAAAGATCTTGGTGCAAATAATAATGTATTTCAGGAATATGGTTGGAAAAATACAGGTACTCTTTTCAAAGCACATCTTCTTAGTTATGCTATAGAATATACTAAAGAAGAATTAGATCAGGAACTTAAACCAGATGGAACTGTTGTCAGAACAACTTATGGTATTGAACGCATACCAGATCCAATGTTGATTAAAGAAATGAGAGAATATGCAGATGGAGTCAATGTGGATAGACTAGTTTCTTTTGCTGCTCTTGTAGCTTTTATGAAAATACAACAGTCTAATAGAGGTTATTCTAAAAGAACAATCATGGATGATGCAGCTAAAAACTTGCAAAAGTCAGAAAATTTGTTTAAATTAAATAGGAGTCCCTTTCGTCATGTTGGAAGGGGGCAACTTGGTAATGGGCAGACAATGAAAAGATCACCCTTTAAAAACTTTAAATAATTAATATGCAAATATATAATGCACTTCAATTAAAAAACGGAGCTAAGGCAGATACTAACCGTATGGGTACTGTAACTCAACCATTACAGTTTATTCCTAAAAAAGAAAAAGATGACCAATGGGCTGCTTGGAATTTAGACTGGGTTGAATGGCAAGGTCTTAAACAAATCCGAAGAAATGCTAGAAGACTTATGAAAAACTATAAGCTTGCAAAAGGTATTATAGATAAGTCAGACTATATTGTTGAAGAAGATAATGAGTACAGAGATATAGTTGAAATATTAACTAAAGAAGATCAGTCAGCATTAGAATTAAAATTCTATCCTATTATTCCAAATGTCATTAATGTTTTAGTAGCTGAATTTGCAAAGAGATCTACCAAACTTGTTTATAGAGCTGTTGATGATATATCATACAATGAGCTTTTAGAAGAAAAAAGAAAAATGGTAGAAGACACTCTTTTAGATAATGCTAGATTTAAAATACTCAGTGCATTAATTGAACAAGGATTAGATCCAAATTCACCAGAGGCTCAAGAACAAACTAATCCTGATAAACTAAAAACTCTT